GGGGTCTGTTATTGATGATGAGCCGACCAATGCGTTACTGTTAGTCGGGTCTTGATTGACGCTCAAATTCTGCGTGGCATTTGCCGCGTCTTTGACTGCTAAAGTGCCTGCTGTCATAGTCTAAAATCCTGTTTGATTAAAAAAAGCTGCCGAACAAACTCAAAATGAGCTGCGAATCGGTCGGGAATGTGAAGTCAAGTCCAGGGCCTTTGCCGGGCGATAGTGGCGCATTACCCGTGCGCAACGCTGTCAAAACAGGCGCAGTCGGGACAAAAGGCAAATCCTTGATGACTTGCACAGTTGTTGTGTTATTGGCCTCATAGGCAAATCCTGTAGCTGGCGTTTCGATGTTGCCTACGCCGAACTTAGTGGCCATATCCGCCGGCGACATGTTGACCACCTGGTCGCCCACCATAACCGGCTGTGTGTCCGGTAAAAATGCTGTGCCAAGCATGTTTATCTCCTAAAAAAGTGGCCGTCCTTGGCCTTGGGTCATGGCTTAAGCGGTTTCGAACATCACTGCGCGTTTCCAGTAGGAGTTCGACGCGGTAGGGATAATGGTTTGCGATGCGGTGGCATCGGTCGGTACAGCATAGCCGCCGATATAACTCCAAGATTGCGCCACGATTTGTTTCAAGCGGTCCAGAGGCTCACGGGCCACGAAACGGAAGCCGTCGCGCATAATCAACTCACCCTCTTCCAGGCCGTCAAACATGGCGTTATTTCCGGCAAAGTCGCCGCGAACCAACGCACCTTCACCGCACAAAATAGGCCGGCGAACATTGACCGATCCCAGCACTTGTTGGTAAGCCTCTGTAGTGGGGATAAAGCGAATGTCGAGCAGCTCGATCACCTTGCCCGCCTTAAACTCTTGGCTGGCATGCTGGCCTTGGAACAACAACTTGAAGTCATTGTCGGCGAACACTTGGCGAGCTGATTTATTGTCCAGATAGCAGTTGTAATAGCCGTTAACCGTCGGAACTGCGTTGTTACGCAATTGCGCCACGCCGTCGAGCAGTAATGACATGGTTAGCAAATCGGTCCCGGTCAGTGCCGCAGTGGTTGCGCGAGCATTGGGCCTCAATACAGTTGGCGCATACTGCCCGACGGCTTGGTTACCTGCTGTAGCATCCGCCACGGTAACGTTACTGGAGAATGTCAGAGTGCCGGAAATGCCGCCAGGCGCAGTAGAAACGTTTGAAACGTCGACGGCCGCACCGGTTAATGTGTAAGCGTTTGAGCCAACGATAACTGACATTGTATTAGCGCCAGATACCGCCACCATGACGCCGTTGACCAGCACGTTTTGAAAGCCTCTAATATCGTCCACATTGATTGTGGCCGCAGGAGCGCCTAACGTGGTACGGACGCGGGTGTTTTGGCCCATGTACGCATTAAACAACGTAGCTCTCGCCAACCTGTCGCGCGACTGTAGCGCCTGAACAGAATTGGTATAAGCGTTTTTAACAAACTGGTCAGCGACACCGACGCCTTCATTAACGATATTCAAGTCAATCGTATCGGCGTACTCGTTAATCGTCAGCGTGTATTGCTCAACCATCCATGACGATGCGGATAAACCGTTGTCCAAGTTGGTGTTGCTTGCTGGGTTAAGCGGCGTGGTAACCGGCGCTTTTAATGCCTTCCGTGTTTTGGTAATGGTTTCACCGATACGGTTGGGGAATGTTTCGATGTCGGCAATTTGATCATAGCCAAGTAATGATTCCAGGCCGTTATCAATTGCTCTTTCGAGGTAGTTTTGTTGGATGATCGGCTGTAGCGCCGATGGAAAATTTTGAATTGCCATTTGGGCAGACTCCGTTGGGTTGATTTCTCAGCCCTGGGCGTCGTACCCCGATAGCTATTGCGATTTGTTTGCTCTAATCCCGTTCTCTAACGGGATAAGTGCTTTTATTAATTAAACTTGTGCTTGATTCCCAGCTTTGCAGCTTCGGCATTAACCTCTTCCTTGGTCATTTCTGACGCTTTCTTTGGCTTGTCGTCCTTATTCGGATCTGGTTTTTTGTCGGTGTTGCTAGTCGATGGAGCCTTGAACAGATATGGATCAGACTCCTTTAGTGCCTTCATTACCTCATCAGCGCCAATAACCTCGCCTTTTTCGTCCAGCTTGATAGCGCTTAAATCAGCCAGCTTTAAACCGTTAAGATTTATCATTCCGGCTTTTATAGCTTCGGCTTTCAGCTCAGCACGGATGACGCGCTGGTCGGCTTTTGTTTGGGCTTCGGCTTTGTGGGCTTCAGCTTCGTCCTTTGCCTTTTTCGCAGTCTCTTCTGCTGCGGCGGCCTTCTGTTCGGCTTCCTGTCTTGCAAGGCGGTGCGCTTTGTTTTCTTCGCGTAGCTCGGTCACATACTCACGCGAGAATGTCTCGGGTTGCGCTGTCTTTGTAGATGCCGCTGCGCCACCACCGCCACCACCCTCCTCGCCGATATAAAAACAAGGAACAAAGAATCTGAATAATCTTTTAAACTTACGCATTGGCGGCCTCGATTTCTTTAGCTATCGCTTGAGCGTCAGCCCCAGCTTCGCCAGCCAAAACCTTGGCATCGTACTGCTTCATATTGATATGGATACCCAGCGCCAGCATTTCATTTGCTACCGCATGACCGCATCCATCCGCCAACATGCTGACACTGTTGTTTTTGTGTCTTATTAACACGATGACGGACTGCTCATCGGTCGCGGCGCGTATCTTCTCAGCGATTGAATTTATAGTTTGTTCGGGGTTTGACATCAGTCATTTTCTCCAGGCATTAAAAAACCGCTATCAAGCGGCTGTTGATGAATCTATTTTTGTGAAGGGTCACAGGAAGATAGTCCGCGTTTAAAATCCTCTTGCAGCTTAATAAAATGGCCTTAGATTATTAACTGCGCTGCCCCTTCCAAAAATAGACTCAGTTAAAGTTATGTCTCGGCTTGGCGTCCCTTAAAAGCCTGATCTGTCTTTCGTTGTTCAATAGCTTCTTTGGCAATCAACGCCAGCTCTGCCGGGACATCTTCCACGTCATAATCAGCAGCAATCGTATTCACGGCGGTTTCCTTGCTCAAAAAGCCGCCTTCGGTGGCGGTCTTTAGCGTGGTCGAGGTGTTCATTCGATCTTCTGCGGTCGGTGCGTACCATGCGGGCCAGCGAAGTGTTATTTTTTCCTTGGCGTTGAGCTTGCCAAGGTCTCCGCCATCTACTTTAATCGGGTATTTGTTCGACGCGGCGACAATCATTTTTAGCAGTGACAGCAGTGCGCCCTCGCCATAACTTAGCCTGAGTTTGTCAGCCAGATTAATCAGTGCAGCGTTCATAATTTCCATCGCCCGGCCAGATTGCGCAGCGGCGATTTTATCTGCCCCCATCCGGTTGCCGTGAATGGATTCAATTGCCAGTTCGCGCAGGAACTTGACGTAATCGATCAGAGCGGCGCTTGCGGTGCCGTTGATCTCCAGCAGTTTGGCGTCGCCGTCGGCTGAAACTTTGATTGCATTCCCGGCGCCCTTGGTGATCGTGCCGTCGCTAAATGCTGGCTCCTTGATCAATAGGGTTGGATCACTGGCATATTTCAACCCGCGGCCGCCTTGGCTCAGCAAATAATCAACTTCAATGCTAGTGTCGATGGCGTCAGCAAACGTGCTGCGTCCATCTATATCATCACCACCAGGCAGGTTTTTAACCCATACCCACGGCACAAAGCCGAGCGCATGATTTACTGAGTGTTTTTTATCGATTCGCGGCGTAATTGGCTTGTCTGGACGGACAAGATACGGAATAAACCATGTTTCGTTGTCTGCATCCCATTCGGTGTGCATCCAAAACTCGGTTTTATGTTCATCTGATTTGATGTTGTAGCCGGCTGCCACCAAGTCTTCGCCGCGCACCTTGTAACGCTCGACAATCTTTATCAGCGTATCAGGCGCTTGCGGATCGTAAACAGGCGTTAAAAACTCGGTGCTACGCGCATCGAAAAACATCCGACCATCGAGCACCCGGAATTGAATAGCCACGCTGCCGACACTGCCTTTTGTCGCTGCGTCAAGCATGATCTCGTTAATTTTGCTCTCTTTGATCGCATCGGCGAGTTTGCCGCGAACGGTTTCGTCGGCGCAGTCGATGTCCGGGAAATGCCCTTCGCTGAAAACTAACGATACGGAATCATCGACTACGGTGCGGCAAAGCGCGTACTTGACGCTTGGACGACGGTCACGCAGCGGCGCATATTCGCCAGCCGGATTTGTCTCCGTGTGGAACGAGTGCGGCAAATGGTCGTAAAACTTACCATCCAATATGCGCGTCAGCACATTAATGGTTTGCCGGCGGACTGGATAATCGGAATCGCTCGGTATTTTGTCGGCAATCGTCTTAAACATTAACGGCTCATATGAATAAATTGTGTCGAATGCGTGGCGACAGGCTTAACAATCGGCCATCCCTTGACTATTCTGTAGCCAATGGTGTCGTTAGCATGGTCCTTGCCGCCCGCCTTATCTGGCTCGCCGTTTTTGTCGTAAACCTGCTGCTCTAGGCACTCTGTCGATACCGGACAAAGCCTTGTATTGATCAGGAATCGCCTCTCTCCTGATGCGCTCAAAATCTGCGCATTAACCGCATTAACTCGATCTTTGACCGATGGGTTGGCCGGATTGACAATAATCGATAGTCCGGAATTGGACAGAATTTGCAAATCCGACTTATCGGCGTCGTTGCTTTTGTGGTTTGCGCCGCTTGCGTCAGGATATGTCGTAACGTGATGACCAAGCTGCTTGTAATTATCAGCCAGTAACTTCGCAAGCGCCGGGGTATCTCTCACGCCAGTTAATTCACCGACTTGTATCGGGCGATTATCGCGAGTCACGAAAACTGATGCCGTACAGTTATAGACATTGAAGTCCACACCAACATGCACCGGTTCTCCAGGCTGTAAAACTGCGTCCGTGTGGTTATGGACGCGGCTGAAATCTGGATAAACACTGCCACTCGCTAAGTTGACGAACTGACCGTTTAAATAGGCATCGATAAGTTGCGGCGGGTAAGTCGCCAGGAGTGACGGTATGTAGTCATCCGGTAAGAACCGCTCGTTTTCGTAAGTGCTCGACTGGATCAGCCCGTAAAGATCCTGCAATTCTGGCTTTTCGAGCGGTGCTTTGTAAAACTGCTCATAAACGAACCGAAATCCCTCCGGCGTTGTTGTTACATCAATGCCGTTTTTCAGCCCGGCCACGTTGTAACGCATACGTGCAATGATTTTGCGCCATGCGAGTTGAGCCTTTTCTGGCTTCATCACGTCCAGCTCGTCAATCAGCGCATGACCGACTTTAAAACCGACAATAGTTTCCGGGGCATCCATCGACCGGCATATTGTTGTGCCACGTGATTTTCTGCCCTCGAAAAAATGAACTTCTTTGTTACCCTGATTGATCTTTACTCTTAACCCGAGATCAAAAGCAACTTCTTCGATAGTCGGGTAAAAAATATCCCTGATTTGTGGATATGACGGTGCAAAATAGCCCTGATTAACACGCGGGAACTCGTAAGCGTTTTGACATAACTGCGTTGAGCCAACCCAGGTTTTGCCAGAACCAAACCCTCCGACATACGCCCTGAATTTTTGCGGCAGATCGATAAACGCTTTTTGCGGATACGTAAGTGCCATTATTTTTTGCGCCCGTCTACCGCCTCAAAAACTAATCGCTTCGACTCTGGTTG